GCTTCTGGATCTGGAAACATAAACTGAACATATTCTTGAAGTCCATATTTCGTGCAACAAGATGACGGAATCAGAAAAGTCGGAATTGCAAACACAGGAGTTTCAGTTTGAACAATCACAGCTTGACAATATCTTGCAGTGAAGAACGTTCTTGATACTCGTTATCAATGAGAATTAAAAGACTTATTGTTCATCGAGCCTTCAAATGTTTACAACAAGACACTTCTTTTGTCAGAAGTTATTACAGCCGATAAATTCGGACCAAACGCAACAATTTCTGCCGGAGTTCTTGCAAAGATATTCAGCATTGACATTTTAGTTGCAAGAGACTGGCCTGCACTTACAAATACAAGTGGACTTGTTGACGCAACAGCTTGAAACAACACAAAAGGATCATTTGCTTGTGTTTACAAACCAGCAATTCAATATTGATTCTGACAACCACTTGAAATCGAAGTTGGAAAAGTTCTTTGAAAGTGAGTGAAGATTGTTGCAACAATGGAATTCTGATTCGCAATTGCAAACGAAAAAGCTTGACTTTGAAAGACTGTTTGACTTTGAATCAACGCAACAGTTTAGTCAATATAATTCAATGGAAGAACGTCAAAAAACGGCGTTCTTCCGAAGAATTTATCTCATATGATATATAAAATGCCAGAAATTAAAAAAGTCCGTGCTATTCTCGAAGATGAACTTGTTGATTGACAGATAGTGAAGAAGTGAGAAGTTATTGAAACACCACTTGCAGACTATTTGTTGAACGCATACTGAAATCATCGAGAATTAGTTGAAGAAAATGATTCAAAAGAAGAATCAAAAGAAGAAAAGAAAGCTGAAAAGAAAACAGCAAAAAAGAAATAATTTATCAAGAATCAAATCACAATGTATTCAACACTTGCAGAATTCAAATCATATCTATGAATAGACGTTTCAGATACAAGTCAAGACACGCTTTTGACAAGTATTTTGAAAACAGCAAATTCAAAATTGAATCATCTTTGTTGAGTTGATGATTTTGCGAAATGAACATTCAAGCAAACAATCGAATCAAGATGAATCTTTGATACTGCGAGATGACTTGAATTCTATCTGAAAAACAAGCCAGTCGCAAGTATAGACAAAATGAATTGAACAGCATACAGTTGAACAAAGTGAACTGATTATTTGATAATTTATGACAGACGTGCAATTTTCAAGAAACTGCAATTGAATGACTGGTGAATGCTTGAAATCGAATATACAGCTTGATTTGAAACAATACCAGATGATTTGAAATTGCTTGAAATGATGATTGCGTGTGCAGAATTGCCAGACAGATTGAAAACTGAATATTCAATCTGAATTTCATCATACAAGCTTTGAGATGAACAAATCACGTTTTGAAGCAAATCGTCAAATTATTGAAAGCAATCGCTGACACCAGATGATATATGTTTCAGTTTCACAGCATTGCTTGACAAATACAAGAACTTTAATTTGCCACTATAAAAGAAACGATGTGAATTCTTTACAACAAAAAAGCAACATTATATACATATTCAAGAAATGCGAATTGAGTTTCATCGTATTGAAACGAGTGAACATTGTTCGCTTGCAACATACAGCCATTGAATACAAAAGATTGAATTGAATGAGCTGATTTCTTGAAGATGAAAAAATTGTATTCAGACAAACAGCTGAATGTTTGAGACAAAGTTGTTTGTGATGATGTTGTGTATATTGTAGATAGAACAGAACATCGAGACTGAACAAAAAGAAAGTTCTTCAAATCATTTATAATTGAAAGCAATTGAAACTAATGGACGTCAAACTTGAATGAGACCGAGACAAACTATTCAAACTGTGAGACAGTGTTTCGTCAGCTGTTCAGCTGATTCTGACAGATGTGTGATTGCTGATTCAGAACAGTGCAAAACAAAACGCACCAGTTCGAAGACGTGAGCAATACCCAAACACACCGAGCAATCAGAAAAGAAGATGATGAACATTGAGAAAGAGCATTTGAACAGATTTCGATTTCATTCAGAAATGAACAGTTATTGTTTGAAGTGATGTCAAATATGCAAGAGTTCGTGAATATGTGAATAATCTAAACCCACACACGAAAAGATATTTGCGAAGATGATACACTGACAACAAGAACGAGATTCAAAAAATTATCAATGAAAATTTATCAAAAGAATTGAAATAGAAAATGACAGCAACATACAGCTTCAAAGAAATTTGAGATACAATATATCAATATATGAATCAAATCAAAGATGAAGATTTGAAGCTTTGAGCTGTTTTCAATCACGACATCAAAGTCGAGAATTGAATCAGTCTGCCAGCGATAGTTATTACACCAAGCAATTGAGCAGTCAGTCTTCTTGATAGTTGTTCGTATGAAAATCAAATCAACTATACTGTCAGACTTTTCGACAGAACGCAGAAAAACTATTCAGATATTGAAGACAATATGAGAATAGTTGCTGATATGGTGCTTCAAAAGTTGAAACAAATCTGAACAATTACTTGGAATAATAGCAACTGAAAGACTGTGAAATGCGAATTCGATTATGAGCGATGATTCACAGATACACAAGAGCCATTGCGTGTATTCGAAATCACTTGCAGATTCACATCAGTTGAAGAATAAGTTTATTTCTTAATTGCAAGAAAATGGCGAGAAAATGCAAGAAATGTCCAGAAAGAGAAGAAATCACAAATGTTGAGACAACATCTGAAAAGAAGTTCACATTCCCAACATTGTGAATCACAGTTGAAGCGAAGAATCTTGAAGAAGCATACAAGAAAGTGAAAGCTTTGACTGATTACAAAAACAAATCGATTGACTAATTTTATTCAATAATCAATTATCAAAATGTCAGACGCATTTATCGGTAGAAAGTCAGCAATATGACTTTGAATAGAAACAACGAGATGAACAGCTGTTCAGCCAGTTGTATGGTTGCCAAAAACAGCGTGAGTTCTAAACCCAACAACAGAATCAGCAACAGATGATTCTTGATATGGTGTGATTGATGAAGTATATGATTCTTTCACAACAAAGAACAAGTCTTGAATCAGTCTTGAATGAGTTGCAAAAAATGATTCTTTGTGATACTTATTCAGACTTGCTTTGTGAGATTATCAAAAATTGAAAGTTTTCAAGTGAACTGTTTCTTGATGAACACCCAAAAGATGAGACAGTGTTTCTTGATGAGTATTGAGAAAGATTCTCAAAATCTGAAATACAATATACTATTGCTTTGATTGAAACGTTTCAGCTTGAACAATCACAAATTGAACGTGGACTTTGTCAGCAACAGAAGAAAATTCATTCTATGTTCATTTGTTTAGTAGATTGAACAACAACACGCACCCAAGTGCAACAATATATGATATTGACCCAGTTGCTTCATCTTATGCACCTTTCTCAATGATAAACACATTCGAGATTTCTTGCGAAGTTGCTGACTATATGAAATATTCAGTAGAATTTCAATGAAAACAAATGCAAGCAATCGCAGAATGAAGTGAGCCAACGCCAGCATATTCAAATGAGAAACCTTTCACAGCTTCAATGTCGTGAGTGAGATTCGCAGATGATGAAGCTTCATTGAATACTGCAACAGAAATCTGTATGCAATCATTCAGAGTTTCAATCAATAAGAATCTGACTGACATTCAATGTTTCGGAAGCACAGACGTTGACGCAATATACAATCAACAGTTCGGTGTTGAATGAGATTGTGAAGCTTTGTTCGATGATACGACATTGCGTGATTATGCTTTGAACAGTCAGAAAAAAGCTGTGAGATTCTATGCAGAAAACAGCACAGATTCAGACTTTTCAGCAATCTATGTTGATTTGTTCAAAGTTTGATTGAATGACTGGACGAAAACAGACGCAAATAATGATATAATCAAACAATCAATGTGATTCAGTTGACAATATTCAAATGAAGATTGAGCAACAATTGAAATTGTTCTCATCAACTGAAATTCTGATTGATACTAATACAACGGCGACTGCTGGCTTTCTTTCTCTTGTGCCGTGTAGTCGCCGAATTCAAACAAGAGATTCTTATTTATTATTTAATCACAAGAGAAAATGAAAGTAAAAATCAATTGAGCTGATGTTGAAGTTGAATTCAAATCAGCATATACAAGATGAGTTGACAAAGAATTTCAAAAAATTCTTTTCAAAGGTGCAAAAGCGAATACAAGCACAGCTTCAACGCAATGAGTTGAGATGAATGTTGAAAATATTCAAGACGCAAATGATTATCTTGTGAAAGCAATGACAAATCTGAATGAAGAACAGATTTCACAGCTTTCAATAAATGATTACAACAAAATTCTTGAAGAAATAGAGAAAATCAAAATACCCAGCAAATAGTGAAGAAATTATCAATCAGTTCATCAAAACATTGAGAAACTGAAAGAATATGACGAAAGAACATCGTGATTTCGTTCTGATAAAAGAATTGTATCACTGCACACCAGATGAACTTGATGAACAAGAAGAACGAGTGTTGCAATTACATTTCAAGATGTTGCAAGAAGAAAAAAAGAATGAATATATTGAACAGAAAAGAGCAGAACAGAAATCAAAAATGAAAGCTTTATCAAATAAGAAATAATCAATGGCTGATTCAACACAATACAATCTTTCGTTAGTGATAAAAGCACAGAATGAAGCAACAAAAGAAATAGAGAAAATCAATTGACAAGTTTCTTCAATCTGAAAAATCGTTTGATGATTAGCAATCAGCAAAACACTTGTGAGCTGAATGAAAACCTTTTCAGACGAAGTTTTGACATTGTGATGAAATCTTGAACAAGCCGAAATTGCTTTTTGAACAATGCTGTGAAGTTGAGAAAAAGCACAGAAAATGCTTGCAGATTTGACTGATTTTGCGAAAAAAACACCATTTGAATTGACGTGAATCAGAGAAAGTGCAAAACAAATGCTTGCGATGTGAATTGACGCTGACAAAATGATTCCTACATTGAAATCTTTGTGAGATGTTTCAGCGTGATTGTGAGTTGATTTATCAAGACTTGCTTACAACTTTTGACAAGTGAGAAGTCAGTGAAGATTGACTTGAACAGAATTGCGTGATTTTACGAAAATGTGAGTTCCTATTCTTTCAGAACTTGCAACAATGCTGTGAACAACTGAAACAGAGATTCAGTGAATGGTGAGTGCGTGAAAAATCTGATTTGCAGAAGTTGAACAAGCTTTCATCAATATGACAAGTGAATGATGAAAATTTGAAAATCTTATGGAAAGACAAAGTTGAACATATCAATGAATGCTTTCAAATCTGAATGATAGTTTTGACCACATCAAAGAAACATTGTGAAGAACTTTCATTCCTGTGCTTGAAAGAGTATTGAATGCAATCAACCCAATTCTTGATAAATTATCGCAACGAGTTGAAGAAAACCCAGAACTTGCAACAACGATTGCAACTGTTGTTGCTGGTGCAATTGCTTTCATTTGAGCATTGTCTTGATTGAGTGCAATTTTGCCATTGATTACAAGCTGAATCACATTGCTGACTTGACCGATTTGACTTGTTGCTGGTGCAATCACATTGCTTGCAACTGCGTGGATTAAAGACTGGTGATGAATTCAAGAAAAAACACAAGACGCCGTTGAACGTATCGAAAGAATAATATGACCACGACTTGATAAGTTGAAAGCGTGGCGAAAAGAACACGGTGAAACTGTGATGATATATGTTGAAGCTGTGATGTGAGCGATTGCAGATACAATCTGAACAACACTTTGATTGATTGCGACTGGTATTTCAATGACATTTCAGACGATAGAATCAGCAATTGAACTATTCACAGCAATCTGGAATTGAGACCGAGAAAAAGTTTGAGATATTTGTATGAATCGAGCAATCGAAATTGACAGAATTCTGACTGAATCTTTTTGAGAAACACGAGAAAACATCAAAAAGTGAATTCAGCAATTCTATGACCGAGTTATTTCAAAATTCAACGCATTGAAAGACGCTGTGATGTCGGTTGTGAATGCTATCAAAGACGCTTGGAATTCTGCAAAAAATTTCGTTTGAGATGTTTGAAGCTGAATTTCAAATGCGGCCAGTTCTGCACGTTTCTTCACCGTTCAAAGCTTGATGATGAGATGTATATTGATGACAATCATATATTGTGTGAGAAAAATGACCAGAATTATTTGTGCCAAAACAAAGCTGAACAATCACACCGACAAATCAAATCACGAACAACAATTGAATCGAAATCAACATCAATTGAGCTATCGTGAGAAACGACAATGACATCAAAGCAATCGCTGATGAAATCATTCGTCAAGTGAAGCTTGAAAAAAACTTTTGAATTGCTTAATCAATAAAAAATGACAACAATCATCAATTGAAGACTACTATGACAATGAAACAACGCAATCATAATGACTTGAAATGCGACGTTTTCATTCAATTGATATAATCTGGCGAACTGAACAACAGTCAGAGTTGTGAGTTGCAATTCTGATGATTTGTGAAAAGTTGATTTCGAAACATTCAACTATGCAATGCAAGATTGATGATGAGTATTGTGAAGATATTTCAGAACACACACAATCAATATTTGATTGAGTATCACAGAAGAAACACACGAGAAACTTCTTGCACTTATGGACGAAATCAAATATCAGTGTTCTGCTGTTCAATGAGCATTGAGAATCAAGAGTTGAGATGTTGTGCGTGAACGAACTGCAACTTGCACATCAATCAAATTCAATCGTGCTTCATATAATGTGAATCGATTGTGATGAGTTCAACTGACATTTCAAGCAGTCAACCCACATTCACACAGCTTGAAACCTTTGTCTTTGAATATCACAAGTCAGACTTGATTATACAAATATTCAATCTGATATTTATGACGTGCAACAGCATATTTCACGCTGAATATGGCGATTGAAACAGCTTGAACATATTCAATCT